CCCGCAAAACTTTCTACTGGTGGTCCAAAATGGAACAGTAGTGGAGACTTTTATATTAGTGGTATTGCAACTGCTAATAATGGTTTAGTTGTTGGTGTTGGTTTAACTCTTGCCGATGACATTAAGTTAAACCTTGGTGATAATGACGACTTACAAATCGTTCACGACGGTTCAAACAGTCTCATTGATGGTGCTGGAACTGGAGGAGTACATTTAAAGTCTAATACTGAAATTAAGTTCTTAAAGAGAACTGGTAGTGAAAATATTTTAGTAGGAACTGCTGATGGTTCCGTTGCTGCTTTCTACGACAATACAAAACGTCTTGAGACCACTACTGGTGGTGCGTTAGTTTATGGAACAGTTGGTGCTGCTCAAACTGCATTAGTTGTTGAAGGAGATATTAAAGCAACTGGTGTTGTTACTGCTGTATCATTTAATGGAGACCTTGTAGGTACTGCAGTAACAACTAATTCAACTGGACT